GGCTTCTGCTATCGGCAGGTCATTTATGGAAGTTTGGACCAATGGTACAGGACGGCTTTTCATAGAAAATATATTAATCCTGCTTGCAGATATACTCGGAATAATTGGTGATATCGCTAGTGCTTTCAGACGAGCTTGGGAAGACAACGGACGAGGAACACGCCTGATTCAATCGTATTTTGATTTGTGGAATTCGATTCTGGGCTTATTGCATGAAGTAGCGAATTCATTTAGAAATGCATGGAATGACAACGGACTAGGCGAATCAATTTTGGGAAATCTGTTAGAAATCGTTACAAAATTAAATAATGCAGTATCAAATATAGCTAACCAATTCTCAGAGGCATGGAAAGCTGGCAGTGTTGGTGAATCTATCTTTTCAACTATTCTTGAAATTGTTGATGGCTTATTAGAAAAAATAAGTGTAATGGCTGGAGCTACCGAAGAGTGGGGTAAGAAGCTTAACTTTACTCCTTTATTGTCGTCTATTGAGGGTTTATTGAAATCTATTCAGCCGCTAGCGGAAAATATAGGAGCTGGACTAGCTTGGTTTTATGAGAATGTTTTACTGCCGTTAGCAAAATTTACTATAGAAAATGTCATACCGGCATTTTTAGATTTACTTAGTGGTGCTCTAAATTTACTAAACGGAATTATCGAGGGGTTAAAGCCTGCTTTTAAATGGTTGTGGGATAACTTCTTAAAACCTATAGCAACATGGACTGGCGGAGTAGTTGTTGAATTCATAGAATCTTTAGCCGACGTATTATCTGATATAGGGGATTGGATAACCAAGCACTCTGAAGGTTTTTCTAACTTTGTAATTGTTTTCGGAACATTTGTGGCGACCTTAAAATTATTAAGTATCTTATCTACAGTCGTCGGAGTATTGAGTTCAATATTCGGTTTCCTCAGTTCAATAGGTGGACTTGCTGGAATTCTATCGGCTGTGGGCAGTGCAATTGGTGGAGTAGTAGCAGTTTTAGGTGGGCCAATAACCATTGCGATTGCTGCAACTGTAGCTGCAGGTGTGTTACTTTGGAAAAATTGGGATACGATTAAAGAAGCAGCAGGGAAACTTGGTAAATGGATTGGAGAAAAATGGGATGGCATTAAAACGGCCACTTCAGAAGCTTGGGGAAAAGTTACTAAGTGGACTAGCGAAAAATGGAATGATGCGAAAAAAACAGTCTCTGATAAAGCCTCTGATATTTGGAAATCTGTAAGTAACAGATGGTCAGATGTTAAGAAAAACACCAAGGACACTTGGGATAACTTTTCTACTACTATTTCGTCTAAAGCCAAAACCGCTAAGGAAAATGCTTCAACAAGACTGCAAGAATTAAAAAGAAATGTCTCTGATCGATGGTCTGAGACTTGGAGCAATACGCGATCAAAATGGGATGAAATCAAAGATAAGGTTTCAAACCAGGCCGGAGCAGCTAAGAATAACGCTAGCAATGCTTTTTCAACATTAAGAACAAATATGAGCAATTCTTTAAATTCGATGAAGTCTACTGCTTCGAGTGTTTTTGAAAAGATTGGCGATTGGGCAAATGGTCTTGGAAGCAAAATCGGAAAAGGTTTAAGTAATGGTGTTAAGTCTGTAAAAGATGGTGCTGGAAAGATCTTCAATGGCATGATTAGTGTAATAGGTAAGGGTGTTAATGGCGTCATTGATGGTATCAACTGGGTTCTAAAAAAGGTGGGAGCTGGAAAAAGTACGCTATCTTCGTGGGAAGTCCCCAAATATGCAAGAGGTACTGGATATCACCCGGGTGGGCCTGCTTTAGTCAATGATGGATTAGGATCTAACTATCAAGAAGCCTATCGTACGCCAGACGGTCGCACAGGTATCTTCCCGGCACAGCGAAATTTGATGGTAAATTTGCCAAAAGGAACATCTGTGTTGAGTGGTCCAAAGACTGCTGCAATGTACGGAGTGCCGGCCTATGCTAACGGAATAGGTGACTGGTTCAAAGAAAAGTGGAATGGTGCAAAAGAAATTGCTTCAGACATTTGGTCTTATGCATCTAATCCTAAAAAGTTATTGAATGCTGCAGTTTCCAAATTTGTTAATTTAAGTAATGCTTTTGAGCCAGCATTATCAATGGCTAAAGGAGCTGTTGGAACTGTTGCTGAGGGTTCCTATGAATGGTTTAAATCAAAATTTGCTGCAGGACATGAAGCACAAAATAGTTCGTTTGATGGATCAATGGGAAGTTGGGGTGTATACAAATACCTATACGATATCGCTAGAAAGACTGTCGATCGATATCCAGGTATGCGAATCACCTCTGGTTTCAGACCAGGGGACCCTCATTCCCATGGGAAGCATCAGGCAATTGACGTTGCGTATCCAGCAAGTATGAATGGATCATCTAAATACATGGCTCCTGCCAATTGGGTGTTTGATAACTTTGCATCAAAAGTAGCTTATGTAATCACTCAAGGGAAAGTTCGAGACCGTAAAGGAATGTCTGGTACTGGATCAAGTGGCAGTTGGGTAAGATGGCCGCAGAATGACCACTACGATCACTTGCATATCAATGGATCTCTTGGACCAAGCGATATCGACAAAAATGCTTCGTTTGGTGCAATCGGCGGTGCTGCTGTAGGTAATGGTGGATGGACATCGAAAATCAAACAGGCTGCAAGCAAACTAGGACAGCGGATTAGCAGTTCTGAAATTAATGGAGTTCTCGCTCAAATTCAAAGAGAGTCTGGTGGTAATCAGAGTATTACTCAAAGCTCAGCTGTGTGGGATATAAACATGGCAAATGGGAACCCAGCAAGAGGCCTGCTTCAATATATCCCGTCCACGTTTAATGCTTATAAACTTCGCGGCTATGAAAATATTTTTAATGGCTATCATCAATTGTTAGCTTTCTTCAATAATTCAAATTGGCGGTATGACCTACCTTATGGTCGCAGAGGTTGGGGACCAACTGGTCGAAGAATTGTAGGTTATGAAAACGGCGGCATAGTCAATCAAGACGGTTTATACCGTATGGGCGAAGGAAACAAGAAAGAGATGGTTATTCCACTAGAGAAACCACAACGTGCCGCTGAATTGATTCAACAAGCCGTTGAGTATCTTGGACTGGATATGTTCAATTCAAGTATAGTGTTGCCGGAAATGTTCCAAGAACCAACGTTCACACCGTCTAACAGTACGTTTAGTAACAACAATCAAATGAACTATGAAGGTGGCGGTATGAAAGACTTCACTTCATCTATGGTAACCACATTGATGAATGCTATTTCTGCATTGGGAGCAACGCCAACACAAGCGCCAAATGGTGATATTGTCATTAATATTGGCGGTAAAGAATTCGGACGTATTGCAGTTAAAGAAATCAACAAATACCATCAACAGCTTGGGTATACCGAGTTAAACATATAGGAAGGAGTGATTTTATGGCTGGATATTTAAAAATAAATGGTGTTACGATCAAGAATCCTAAAAAGTTTACAGCTGGTATCCAAGCGGTTGATGGTGATTCTGGTCGTAACGCCAAAGGTGATATGACCCGTGATTATCTAACCACAAAAAGGAAAATGGACCTTGAGTGGGGTCCGCTAACTGATGCAGAAATTTCACCAATTTTAAAAGCGGTGATGCCGGTATTTTTTGAAGTCACTTATCCAGATCCCATGGAAGGTGGCATTGTTACAAAAACATTCTATGTCGGTGATCGAACGGCTCCAGCATACTCTTGGCATGATAAACTGCCAAAGTGGGAAGGCTTAACGATGAGTTTTATTGAGAGGTAGGTGAGGAAATTTGTTAGCCACAAGTGAAGAAATTCATGCTGCTTGGCTTAATACATCAAGGCAATTGTCAATCAGATTAAAAATGAATGATATCACCTATGGGAGTGAGGAAATTACCTCACTCTCTTTTAATTCTGGCAGTATATCGGGTGAAGTGTTTCAGATTGGTTCAACCCCTCTGAATTCGGTTCAGGTAGTTTTTCCAACAATTATTGAAACAGTGAAAGAAGATTTAGAAATTGAACCAGAGTTGGGGATTTTAATTAATGGTGAATATCAGTTCACTAAATTAGGTCATTTTTTTATAACAGACTTTGAGCGTGATAGAAACAGTAATAAGACTACAATTACTGCAAATGACAAAATGATTTATATGGAAGGAATATATGAATCAAAATTAACCTATCCTAAGCCATATCGGGAAGTTGCGTTAGAAATAGCTAATTTAGCAGGTGTTGAAATCGATCAAGCCTCATTTGCTTCTCTTGGAACTGAGTGGGTTCAGAAACCTGTAGGATATACGTTTCGCCAAGCAATCGGTTTGATTGCTCAGTTTGAAGGTGGTTTTGCAAGTTTTAACCGCAAGGGTGAATTAACAATAAAAAGACTAGCACCCACAAACTTTGAAATCACTCCAGAATCATACATGTTAAAGGGATTTACTAAAAATGAGAACAGCTATCGAATTGGTGGCATCACGGTGAAAACCGGTGAAGAAGAAACGGATGTCATTCGCGTTGGTTCTACCAATGGATCACAAGTTGAGCTTGAGAATAAAGTGATGACTCAAACACATTTGAATCAAATGTGGGAACTAGTCAAGACACTTAATTATTTTCCTTACGAATTGAAGTGGCGTGGAAGTCCCATTTTGGAAGCAGGAGACTGGATCTATATTGTTGATAAAGACGGTACTAGATATTCTGTCCCTAATCTGTCGTACAATATCACCTTTAATGGTGGAATGTCTTCAGAATCAAAAGCAAATACCAATTCAAGTTCACAGGCAACTTATAGATACCGTGGTCCTTTAAATCAACGAGTGGATTATGTTGAATCTCTTCTTAGTGCCAATAAATGGAACAGCAATTACTACGATCAAACAGAGCCTATAGATCCAAAAGAAGGCGATATTTGGTTTAAGCCAAATGGTGTAGATACTGAGATTTGGGTATACGAGAAAAATAGTTCTGGAGAATTGGATTGGGTGTTTAAAGTATCCACTGCAACAGATCCTGATTTGGTAAAAGAAATCGAACAGGCAAAACAAGCAGGAGAAAATGCTCAAGAAGCAGCTGATCAAGCGAAGACGGATTCTGCCAATGCATTAAGTAACGCCAACAATGCTGTAAGTAAAGCTAATGAAGCTAGTGTGAAAGCAGATCAATCAAATGCTGCAGCTAATCAAGCAAAAGCTGACGCTTCTTCCGCAATATCAAACGCCAATACAGCAAAGCAAGATGCACAGCTGGCAGTTTCAAATGCTCAAAACGCATTGAACGCTGCTAACAGTGCTAAGACCGATGCGCAGGCAGCAATTGATAAGTTTAAAGAATTAGGCATGTTCCCAGCTTACGCTTGGAGTGCTGATGGTACTGATCGCTTTACGACGCAGTACCCTAACGAAAACTATTTTTTAGGTAGTCAAACCGCCAAAATCGGCGACCTGGAAGCTGCAGCTAGATCGGGAAAAGAATACCAAACTCTTAATATCGGGACCACCTGGGTCGACAATTTTGAATCAGGCGATAGGGCCGTTATATCTTTTGACATTGTAATGCTTAAAGGACTACAATTAACCGTTTATAATTCAAATCGTAAGGGACCTTTCATCTTTACCAGTAAGCTAATTCGTAATGTAGGGACCGAAAAAACACGGTTAGAAGTAAACACGGTTCTTACTAAACGGACGGACGCAACGCTAGATTACGATACGATTGAGTTTTATAGTGTTTATGATACTAGTGATTTTTTTGAGATCACTAACGTTAAAATAGAAAAGGCAGAATCGGCAACTGATACAGCTACAATTTACACACCGGCGCCGGCCGACGACTTTACCAACGCCTATCCAACGTATATTGGTTTTAGCAATGAAAAATCAACAAATCCAGAAGACTATACTTGGATAAAAGATCCAAATAAAGTAGATGGTGAAGTAAAAGTTGAGTTAAGTGAAATCAACGGTGAGCTTTCACGAAAAGTCAGCCAAGATAAATTTAACACACTTGAAGGAACTGTCGGAAATCAAACGACTAAGATCACACAAAATACTAATGCTATCACCCAAAAGGCTGATTCAAGTACAGTTAATACTCTAACAGGAAGAGTATCAACTGCTGAAGGTCAAATCACAACAATGGCTGGGCAGATAGAAATTAAGGCTAATAAAACTGATGTAGAAACGATTAGTGGAAAAGTGACTTCTGTTGAATCGTCTTTAAATACTCAAGCTGGTCAAATCACTGCCTTAAATACAAAAACTGATGGACACACTACTCAAATTGGCAGTTTACAATCGAGCTATTCCGGACTAAGCAGTACAGTTAGCAGTGTTAAAAATGATCTTGATAACTTGTCGGTAGGGGCTAGAAATTATTTACCTAATTCTGAATCCCCTAAGGTGGCAAATTATTTAGGATCTACAATAACTTATACCGAGAATCAATCTGTAACTGAATGGAAAGCTACAAATGCAGTCAAACACAATGTGACTGGAGGAACTAACGTCATTGTTGGTACTCTTCGAGCTAACCGTATCATAACTGCTAATGTAAACTACATCCATAGTATTTATATCAGCAATACTGGAACGAAAGCGATGAGAGTCCACAATAATATCAGCCAGTTCTTAGATGTGCCAGCCGGAACAACCGCAAGATTAGTTTGGAATCCAGCTAAGCAAGCTGCTGGTACAGCTGCCATGCAGTTTGTATTCTATCGAAATGTGGTGGCGGATGATTTAGAATTTATTATCTGGCACGCTATGATTGCTGAGGGAACCATCGTCAATGACTGGGTACCATCTCCAGAAGATCAAGTCAGTGTGGTCAAATTCTCTAGTTTTGTTCAACGTGTGGATACTATTCAGACTACAGTTTCTAACAAGGCTGATCAGTCTCAGGTAACACAGTTGGCTAGTCAATGGCAACAAACAACGGACTTAGCTAATGGTCACACAAGTCAGATTAGTAGTTTGGGTGACCAATTGAATGTTAGGGTTCAAAAAGATGATGTAATCAATCAAATCAACTTATCTACAGAAGAAATTTTAATTGCCGGTAATAAAGTTCGGATAACCGGCCAGACTACTATTGAAGACGGTGTTATCGGTAGAGCGCAGATAGCAAATCTCGCAGTTGGCACTGCTCAGATTGCGGATGCAGCGATCACTGATGCTAAAATCGGTAGTCTATCAGCAACCAAGATTACCACTGGAACGCTAAACGCTTCAAATGTGAACATTATCAACTTAAATGCGAATAGCATTGTGTCGGGCACTTTAAATGCAATTGATCTGACTGGTGGGAGAATAACTCAGTCAGATTCCGGTGAATATAGTATGGAACTTCTAAAAGGGAGCATTTATTTTAGAAGAAGCACAAACGAATTAGCCAGAATCCAGCCTATCTATGTGTCGAAAGAACCTGTGGGATTAGCCATTGTGCAGATGCCTGGAGAGGTATTTTCAATAAATACCGGATCAGCAACTGATACAACTTCTATGCCAATCTTTCAAATTCCAGATACGTCTTCAAGAACGAATATGGAGTGGAAAATGTACGGTTTGGGAAATGTGGACGCAATAGTTAACTTCAACAACACAGTGAACGCAAAACTCAGATTTATTAGTACAAATACCGTGGAAGCAAAAAGAATTGTCACCGGTAACAAGGACAGC